CTCAGATGGACAAGGACGGGAATCAGCGTCAGATGACGTATTCGGAGTGGGATCGTTATTTGAAGACGACGCCTGCGTTTGGGTTTGAGTATACGGATCAGGCTCGTAATCAGGCGTTGGATCTTGTTGGTCGTATTGGTCGATTGTTTGGAGCAGCGTAATGAGTGACGCACAGGTACCGTTTACACCAAATATCACAACCATTTCGTTTGAGGAGATGCCTGAGGAAAACAAGCAGAAGGCTCTTGACATTTTTGGTCGTCAGATGCGTGGCGAGATCACGCAGGCGGAGGCTGAAACCGAGGCACGAGCGAACGAAAACGAAGCCTTTGACAAGGTGTATGCCGGGGTGTTTTCTCCATCCGAAGGCGAGCCTAGCGACACAACACGGCAGCCACCGTTCTCTAATCGCCCAGGTCAGCCCGGTGCCGCTGGCGATGAAGCCATTTGCGGCCCTCGACCTGGCACGCCGTTGGAACCCGGACAGGTTCTTGTCTGTAACCGTCAGACACGTCGATGGGAAGTACAAAGAGATCCGGCTGCGGCGTATCGCCCACCCGCAGAACTTCGTGACCCAATGACAGATCCAACACGTGTTCCTGATGGCGCGCCGGAAGGTTACACCTACGAATGGAACGGTACTCGTTGGGTGCTCAAACGAGACGAGGACGCCGCTAGCCAGTTTGCTTTGCAGCAGGCACGCGAATCAGCGATGGATGTGATCGGTCGCCGCCTGGAAGCCTACGGCCTTGGTTCGCTCGCAAACTTTGTGTGGGACATTATCACCAAAGAAAACATCACCAGCGAATACGCCCTTATTGAACGTATCCGTGAAACCGATCAGTACAAGCAGCGGTTCCCAGCGATGAAAATGCGACGTGACCGCAACCTGACCGCTATCAGTGAGCAGGCTTACATCGACCTAGAAAACAGTTATCGGGAAACAATGAAAATAGCGGGGATGCCCAGAGGTTTGTTTGACGGGCCCGAAGATTTCACGTCTTTGATTAGTGGCGACGTATCCCCCAAAGAATTGCAGCAGCGAGTTCAGGCTGGTTATCAGGCTGTCGCCCAGTCAAACCCGCAGGTCATCAACGAAATGAAACGCCTGTACGGTGTGAACGACTCGATGCTGGCCGCCTACTTCCTTGACCCGGAGAAGGCCACCCCGATGTTGTTGCGTCAAGCCCAGTCTGCACAGATCGCTGCCGAAGCCACGCTGCAAGCCGAGATGGGTATCACCGCTGGAACAGCCGAAGAACTTGCTGTTGCTGGGGTTACTCAGGAACAGGCTCGCGCTGGATTCCAGGCGATCCAAGCAGGCCAAGAACTGTTTGTTCCGCTGCCTGGCACTACTGAAGCGGCGATCGCTCAAGAGGAACAAATTGCAGGGGTGTTTGGTACGTCGTCTGCGGCGCAGCAGCGTATTCGTCAACGTACCCGTGAACGGCAGGCCACGTTTGAGGCTGGCGGCCGGTTCGCCGGTCAAGGCACGACTGTCACCGGTTTGCAGTAGCAATACTTGTACAGCACAAATAATCTGATACACTCTTACCGATGCCAATAGGCAGGAACCCCCACAAGGGGAGTAAGCAGCGACCGGCCTTGCCTCCGAGGTTGGTTTGGGCAAAGGAGTGTACATATGGACGACAGCATCGACTTCGATGAAACTCAGGACTCCGGACGGAACCCGCTTCGCGAGCGGATGAAGCAACTGGAAGCCGAGAACGCAACCTTGCGGGAGCAGGCGGCGTCAGCGTCCGAAGCAGCCCGAAAGTTGGCTTTCGTGGAAGCAGGGGTAGACCCCAGCCTCCCGGTCGCCAAATACTTTATGAAGGGCTACGACGGCGAACTGACACCCGACGCAATCCGTCAGGCAGCAATCGAAGCGCAGATCATCTCAGATCGACAGGCCGCCCAAGTTCAGCAGGAAGCAGCAGCGTGGCAACAGACCACACAAGCCGCAGCCGGGAACACCACAGGCGAAGCCCCCGTCGATATTGTGACCCGCATTTCTAATGCGAAGTCGCAGCAAGAGGTGGAGATGTTGTTGGCCGAAGCACGTCAAGCCCAAGCCTCCCTCTAACCGCTTCGGTTGGGGGGAACAACCTCACTTGAAGGAGTGAACCCCAATGGCAAACGAAACCACCACCTCATCGGTGTCGGTTGATCAGGTCGCATTTGACCGGATTGCGTACTTCGCTCTCCGCTCAGAACTCCTGTTCGACCAGGCTGCCGATGTTCAGCCCACCGCTCAGTCGATGCCCGGAACGGGCGTGACCTTCACGATCTTCAACGATCTGTCGGCTGCGACTAGCACCCTCAACGAAGTCACCGACGTTACCCCTGCCGCCATGAGCGACAGCCAGGTTACGGTGACCCTCAACGAATACGGCAACGCCGTCATCACCACCGCCAAGTTGCGTGGCACCGCCTACCTCGACGTGGACGCTGTTGCGGCCAACGTGGTCGGCTACAACGCTGGTGACTCCATCGATCAGATCGTCCGTGACGTTCTTGCCGGTGGCTCCAACGTCGTGTACGCAGGCGGCGGATCAACCACCCCGTCCAGCCGTGCAACGGTCGAGGCTGAGGATGTCATCGAAGCGAACGACGTTCGCAAGGTGACCGCCCAGTTGCGTAAGGCGAACGCCGCCACGTTCAACGGCCTGTACATGGGCTTCATCCACCCGGACGTGTCCTACGATCTCCGCAAGGAGACAGGCGCAGCCTCGTGGCGTGACCCGCACGTGTACCAGGACACCGCTGGCATCTACAACGGTGAAATCGGAGCCTTTGAAGGTGTCCGTTTCATCGAGACGCCCCGCGCCAAGATCTTTGCGGATGCTGGCGCAAGCAGCACGGTGGACGTGTACTGCACGCACATCATGGGCCGTCAGGCTCTCGCCAAGGCACACTCGGCCAGCGATGGAAATGGCTCGGTTCCGCGCATCGTGCGTGGCCCGGTCGTGGACACTCTCGCCCGTCTCCAGCCGATCGGCTGGTACTGGTTGGGTGGCTACGGACGGTTCCGTGAGGCCAGCCTCCGTCGTATCGAGTCGTCGTCTTCGCTCGGCGCGAATACCTGATCCAGTTAGTTCGCAGGTCGGGGCGTGCCTTTATGGTGCGCTCCGGCCTGTTCTCACATAAGGGAGCATTATGAGCATTTCTAACTATGCCGAACTGGAAATTCTGGATCATCTGACTGGCACCGCTTCGTGGACTGCACCTTCGTCGGTGTATCTGAAGTTGCACACCGGAGATCCCGGTGAGGACTGCACGTCTAACGCTGCGACCGAGGCGACCCGTAAGGTTGTCACGTTTTCGGCGGCTGCTTCCGGCTCGATTGCGTCGTCTGCGACGGTTGAATGGACGAATGTTTCTACTACGGAGACATACAGCCATTGGTCGTTGTGGGATGCTTCGACTGGCGGTAACGCTTTGTGGTCGGGGGCGTTGTCGTCTTCGGCTGCTGTGACTGCTGGCGACACCTTCCAGATCACTAACCTGACACTTAGCCTCGACTGATAGGGGCTGCTGGTGTCTGATCCTCGTTTGGATCAACTGACGGACTTCACGTTCGCCTATGCGGGCGGGCCGGGGTTCTATGTAGGCTTTGAGACTCTAGTTCGGACTGCTTCGGCGTCCGGGCTAGGGTCTGAGTCTGCTGTCGGGGTGCGTGTGGTTTTGCGTACTGCGACTGGTTCTGGTGTCGGTACCGAATCTGCGACCGCTATTGAGATTCTTCCTCGTACTGCGACTGGTTCTGGTACGGGTACGACAGGTGGGGCTACCAGCGAACTATTGATCGCTAAGCGGACAGCAACCGGATCTGGTGTTGGCTCTGAATCTGCTCTTGGCGGACTGTTGAACGCTAAGACTGGTTCTGGTGCTGCTCTCGGTTCGTCGTCTGCTACGGGCCTAATCACCAGGTTCCGTACTGCTACCGGATCTGGTGTTGGTGCCTCGTCGGTGATCGAGGTAATGGTCGCCAAACGTACCGCCACCGGCTCCGGCACAGGTTCGTCCACCGCCACAGCGATCGAGGAACTTCCCCGTACTGCTACCGGTTCCGGCACAGGATCTACCGGTGCGTCAGTCACCTGGAACAAACTGTTTATCTTCCGGCCTCCGGTCAACGACTCGTTCGCCTGGAACGACCGGCTGCGTCCGGTGTCCGGCGATTTCCTGCTTCGCAAACTTGTCCCTGGTACACGAGCCAAAAACGTCTACAAACTTACGGACGGCTCATACACCACGAACCAGCCTGCCGAAGTTGAGGACTATCTGCTGGTGCATTTGGGGGCGCACAACAATTTTGTGTCGGCGGCTGAGAAGGCTGATTTGGTGGCGGCGGGCTATGGCGATTACGTCACCTGATCGTTTGGCTAGGATTCTTCATATGGTGAAACATCAAGAAACCCACCCCAACCTGGATGTTGACGGCTGTTTCGGCTGCAAGATTGCTGGCGTGTCGATCTCGTCGGCGGCTATGCCTGGCCGGAAGTCTGCGTCTCATCAGATCAACGAGACGGAGAAGCGTTGGCATAAAGATATGGATGCCTACAAGCGGCTACGTCAGGATGGTTTGCAGCCA